TATCAAATGGCATGTGTTATACGTGATGAAGCAATGCTTGATGTAGATGAAATATGGGGCAGCGAAGTTCCTCTTTATGTTCCTGGTATCTATGCTGGTACTACTGATCTTGTAGGACAATACAAAGGCAATCCTTGTATTATGGATTTCAAGCAAACCAACAAGCCTAAGAAGCCTGAGTGGTTAGAAGACTACTATCTACAGCTTACAGCATATGCACTAGGACATAACGAAGTGCATGGTACAGACATACGTGAAGGACACATCTTTATGTGCAGTCGCGGCTTGGAGTATCAGCAGTTTGACTTGTGGCCAGATGAGTTTGCAGAATGGGAACAAGAGTGGTGGAATCGCTGCCGCCAGTATTATGAGAAACATGGATGAAGACAATTGGAGTAGCAGGAGATAGTTTTATGTCTGCAAGACAAGACTATCCGGGTCAACACTTTACACAGCATATCGCTATACATTATGCTACTAACTATAAAACATTTGCTCGAGGCGATTGTAGTAACACACTCATAAGATATCAAGTCAATCAGCTTATTGAAGATGGAGTTGACTTTATCTTTTGGGGTTCAACTCAAGCTGATAGAATAGAAATCAAAGCTGAAAGAGCCCAAGGACATCCTCCTAACTTGTTTGATTTTAATTATCAAGGACTAGAAGATGTTAGTAGTTTAGATTCACGTTTTAAAGAATATCCAAGTATTATTTCGAACAGTTTGACTAGTCTGCTACAACACGATGTTCCAAAGGTTGTTAAAAATATAAAAACATTCTTTGTTAAGAACTACGAATGGAGATCTAAAGCAGATCAAGACGCTTGGATTATACACAGTACATGGGCTACCTTGGTTAGAAGCGGAATACCTTTTGTTTTTATTCCAGCACCTGATTTACAAATTAAACCTAGATTAAACGATTTACTACCAATGGATGCAAAAAATATTATAGATGATTATCCATTGAGTCCACACACTTGGGAGCAAACCGAAGTAACTCCGTATCACACTACAAAACTTGCGCAAGAAAACGGTTACGGCGATTGGGTGCAATCAGGACGATTGGATAAATACTTAAAATGATCACTAGGAGTATAACATGGCCATTGTTCAAATTTCTCGCATACAGAACAGACGCGGTAGAGAACTAACTGAAATTGGTATTCCGCAGTTAGCCGGCGGCGAAATTGGTTGGGCAATTGATACACAAAAGATGTATATCGGTAACGGTGCAGTTAGCGAAGGCGCCCCAGCAGTTGGTAATACTGAAATTCTTACACAACACAGCGATATCTTTGCACTAGCTAATTCTTATATCTATAAGAATACTAGCAACCTTTGGGGTTCGACTGCAAAGGTAGCACAAACACTTGAAGCTAAACTTGATGCCACAACAACAGTACTTGATTTTGGAGCAGTTGGAGATGGACTTGGTACTGATGATGCGCCGGCGTTCCAAGCAGCAATTGATGCACTTTATTTACGTAGTCTAATAAGCAAAGAAAAAGTAACTCTTAAGGTGCCAGCAGGCGAATACATTCTACGCAGTACAATTTACATTCCGCCACTTGTAAGTTTAGTTGGTGACGGAGTTGGTAAAACTATACTTTATACTGAATCAGATACTACAGTTAACGCAAGTACAAAACCAATGTTTGCATTTGCAAACGGCAATGCCCAGCCTGGTGTTTATACAGGACTAATACAAACAGTTCCAGTAACAAGTTCTGATACAACACAAGTAAGACACAATAATATCAGCGGAATGACACTACGCAACAATAGATTTAGTGCAGTATTCCAAATGAATGAAGTTGCACGTAGTAACTTTAGTGATTTAAAAATAGAAGGTTTGTGGGTATTTGGCGGCGACTTTGGAGATGCTGACGAAAGTTTCCACGTAGTGTTTGATATGATTGGCACTGGCAACGCACAATGTATTGAGAATACATTTACAAATATTGATTGCGATAACTTCTATCACATTGTTCAAGCACCGCACGATGCAGATAAAAATGTATGGACAAATATCAATGTAAGTATTTGTTGGCAAGCATTTGTAATGGGTGTAGGATCATTAAATAGTGCAGATGGATTTGCAACTGGCCCTAGTTATAATATTATTCAAGATAGTAAATTTGATCTAGTTTATAGAGACACACTTCTATTTGAAAATGGAAACTACAACACTAGTCAAAACAATACATTCTTAAACTGTGGCAACGATGGTGGCGACGAAGGCCAATGTGTTACACCTGTTATTAGTTTTACAAATGATATGGACAACAAGACTGAAAACGATCACTTCCAAAGAACACTACGTTTGTCACCACATAGATCAGCAGGCGATAGTAGTATAATTGATCCGCACATTGGAACCAACTACATAGCTGATGTTGCAGGTAGAGTAAATTTTGATAACAAAACACGCCATTCAATCACTATCGGAAATACACAGGTAGATGGTGGCACAGATCCGGTTGACATTCTTAAATTACCGTTGTATAATGAAGGAGTAGTTTACTTAGACTATCTTTACGAAGGACAACGAGTAAACGGCGTAGATGCAAACATTTTTTTAAGACAGACAGGAACTATGGAATTTCATTACGATAGCAACAACACTACCTTGCTAGTGAATCAAACAACTGATTTTACAGGTGACACAACTTATCTAGCGAACTTTGTGTTTTCAGCAACAACAGACGACATCGACGGTTCGTTATCGCCTAGCATTGTTGTCAAGTGCAAAAACCTAACGCCATTAACAGAAGACCTATTCACTTACTCTTACCGTGTACGTGCGTAGTTATGTTTGATAAAAATATTGAAGACCGGCTTCGTGCCTGGTATGATTTTAGACAACATCTAGAAACAGATGAACAGCCTTTTAAAAGCACAGTAGAGTTATATAATACTGCGCCAATATCTGCTTTTTGTATTGATCCGTACACTCCTTCGAACTGGCCAACTCCTTGGGAACTACTTGAAGAAAACAAGTACGATGAGTTTGGATATATTTTAGGAATTGGTTACACTTTAGGGTTAACTGAACGTTTTTCTACTAGTGTCAAAGAGATACATATTACACAAGACAAAGATAGATCCACTTCACATTACTTGTTTTTTGTTGACGATAATGTGATTGGATATGACCGAGGAAGCATCATTAAAAAAGAAAATTTACCCGACAATTTAGTTGTCGAATCAGTATATTCGTTACCGAACGAATACTAAATACCAAACATTGATAGAAGGAAAAGAGAGAATGATTCAAGTTACCAAGCGCAACGGCGATAAAGAAACACTAGACGTAGAAAAGTTACACAAAGTTGTATTTTTTGCATGTAACGACATTACAGGAGTTAGCCCAAGCGAGGTAGAAATTAAAAGTCAAATACAATTTTTTAATGGTATGAAGACAAGCGAAATTCAAGAAACTCTTATCAAAGCAGCAGCAGATCTTATTAGTGAAGAGACTCCTAACTATCAATATGTCGGTGGTAGACTTATCAATTATGCATTGCGTAAGGAAGTCTATGACGGCTACGATCCTTGCCATGTAAAAGAATTAGTTGAACGCAACATTGAAGCTGGGTTTTACGATCCTGAATTAATTACAAAATACAGTGACGAAGAGTGGGATAAAATTAATAATTTTATTAAACACGAGCGTGATGAAAACTTAACTTATGTTGCTATGGAACAACTCCGTGGCAAGTATCTTTGTCAGAACAGAGTAACTGGTGAGATATTTGAAACACCGCAGATGTGTTACATACTTATAGCAGCAACATTGTTTGCAGATTACTCAGTAGAAACTAGACTAACATGGGTAAAGGAATATTATGATGCTATTAGTTTACACGACATTAGTTTGCCTACTCCTGTTATGGCAGGTGTACGCACGCCGCAGCGTCAATTCTCATCTTGTGTCCTTATTGAAACTGACGATAGTCTTGATAGCATTAATGCTACTACTAGCAGTGTTGTAAAGTATGTAAGTCAAAAAGCAGGCATTGGAATTGGCGGCGGCAGTATCCGTGCTATTGGTTCTCCAATCCGCAAGGGCGATGCTTACCATACAGGTATTATCCCTTTCTACAAGATGTTTCAAGCAGCAACAAAGTCATGCAGCCAAGGCGGTGTGCGTGGCGGAGCAGCTACAATTTATTATCCTATTTGGCATTTAGAAGCAGAAGAAATGCTTGTGCTAAAGAACAACAAAGGCACAGAAGAAAATCGTGTGCGTCATATGGACTATGGTGTACAGTTTAACAAACTAATGTATGAAAGACTTGTTACAGGCGGCGATATAACTCTTTTCTCGCCTAGTGATGTACCGGGCTTGTATGATGCGTTCTTTGCAGACCAAGATAAATTCCGTGAGCTATATGAAACAGCTGAACGTAATACACGACTACGCAAAAAAACTATTCCCGCCGCACAACTATTTGGTAGCTTTATGGAAGAGCGTAAGAACACAGGTCGTATCTATCTACAGAATGTTGATAATGCTAATGACCACGGCGCATTCCTTCCTGACGTTGCACCTATTAAACAATCAAACTTGTGTGCAGAGATTGACTTACCAACAAAGCCATTAAAGAGTTTTGATGACCCTGATGGTGAAATTAGTTTGTGTACGCTGAGTGCAATCAACTGGGGTAATGTTAGAACTCCGGCAGACTTTGAACGTGTAGCAAAACTAGCAGTACGTGGACTTGATGCACTACTAGATTACCAAAACTATCCTATCCTAGCAGCACAGTTATCTACAGAGAAACGCCGTCCTTTAGGCGTTGGTATTATTAACTTTGCATATTGGTTAGCCAAGAACGGTCTTGATTATCAAAATATCGATGCTGAAGGGTTAGCAATGGTAGACGAGTATGCAGAAGCATGGAGTTACTATTTGATTAAAGCAAGTGCAGACCTAGCAGCAGAAGTTGGCGCACCAAGTGGCAACATGGAAACAAAGTACGGACACGGTATTACACCTAACCAAACGTATAAGAAAGACTTAGACGAGTTGGTGCCGCATGTTGAGCGTATGGATTGGGATGCACTTAGAGCACAGCTAAAAGATACAGGCATTCGTAACTCAACACTAATGGCACTTATGCCAAGTGAAACAAGTGCGCAGATTGCAAATGCAACCAACGGCATTGAACCTCCACGTAGTTTGATTAGTGTGAAGCAATCAAAGCACGGTGTTCTTAAACAGGTTGTACCAGAGTACAAGCGTCTAAAGAACAAGTACGACCTACTGTGGAATCAGCAATCGCCAGAAGGTTACTTAAAAATTATGGCAGTGTTGCAGAAGTACATCGACCAAGGCATCAGTGTAAACACAAGTTACAATCCAGTGTTCTATGATGATGAAAAGATTCCAATGAGTACAATGCTACAACACATGCTTATGTTTTATAAATACGGTGGTAAGCAACTGTATTATTTTAACACACACGATGGTCAAGGCGAATTAGATATCAACAAAATGATGGGTGCAGAAGCTTTACCAGAACTTGAATCAGCTGACGTCGAAGACGAATATTGCGAAACCTGCGTTATCTAGTTGACAAACTAGAAAACATATGCTATAACTTAAAAAAAGGATACACACATGAGCGTTTTTGATACAACAAATAAAACTGATCACACAAAGGTTCTAGCGTTTTTGGATCCGTCGGGCGGTCCGACTATCCAACGCTACGATACACTAAAATATAAGAGCTTTGACGGGCTAACTGATAAGCAACTTGGTTTCTTTTGGCGACCAGAAGAAGTTGATGTAACCAAAGACAGCAAGGACTTTAAAGCACTTACTGACCACGAGCGTCATATCTTTACAAGTAATTTGAAGCGTCAGATCCTGTTGGATAGTGTACAAGGTAGAGCACCAGTAGAAGCATTTGCTCCTATTGTGAGCTTGCCAGAGATTGAGAACTGGATCCAGACATGGACATTCAGTGAAACAATTCACTCACGTAGTTATACACACATTATTCGCAACGTATACAGCAACCCTAGTAAAATCTTTGATGAACTAATGGACATTGAAGAGATTGTAGATTGTGCTGGAGATATCTCAAAGTACTATGACGACTTGATTGAGCAAAGCATGTGGTACAACTTGTTAGGCGAAGGCACTCACACAGTCAATGGTAAAAAGAAAACAGTTGATTTATATGAACTAAAGAAAAACTTGTGGCTTACACTAATGAGTGTAAACATCTTAGAGGGTGTGCGTTTCTATGTATCATTTGCGTGTAGTTGGGCATTCGCTGAACTAAAGAAAATGGAAGGCAATGCTAAAATTATTAAACTAATTGCTCGTGATGAAAACTTGCACTTGGCAAGTACACAAATGCTACTAAAGATTCTTAAAACAGACGACCCAGACTATGCTAAGATTGCAAAAGAAACAGAAGCTGAATGTATTCAGATGTTTGTAGATGCAGTTGATCAAGAGAAAGCATGGGCAAAGTATTTGTTTAAAGACGGCTCGATGATTGGTTTGAATACTGAACTACTAGGACAGTACATTGAATGGATTTGCACACGTAGAATGACTAACGTAAATCTAAAGTCGCCTTATAGTGTAAAGAATAACCCACTGCCGTGGACACAGAAATGGATCTCAGGTGCAGATGTACAAGTTGCTCCACAAGAAACAGAGATTACAAGTTATGTTTCAGGTGGCACAAAGCAAGATGTTGAAGCAGATACATTCAAAGGCTTTAGTCTATGATTGAGGTATGGGGTAAAGAGAATTGTGTGTTTTGCAACAGGGCAAAAAGCCTATGCGAAACACGGCAGTACGAGTACACCTACAAACAATTAGACGTAGACTTTACTAGAGAACAAGTTTTTGAAGTATTTCCAAATGCTAGAACATTTCCTCAAATTACAGTCGGTGGCAAAGCAGTTGGCGGCTATGATGAATTTGTAAAATACTTAGAAGATACTGGATATAACGGAACAGGGTATACTTTATAATGGCACTTCGTAAACCTCGAGCAACAAAAACTAAGATGAAAGTTGCTGCAAAACGAGCAACAAAAATTACTAAAAAGCGTAAAAAATAAATGGCATTCCTGTACAACGACAAGGGCGTACTGTTTTTCTTTAACAAGTGTGGCACTACTATGTTGCGACATACAGTGTCAAAAGACTATGTTTGGGTCGAGCATGATTCGGCTTATCCAGCAGCAGGAAGAACTAGTGTAAAAGAATATATGAGGCGCACTCCAAACAGAAAGCCAATGTATATTTTAGTTCGCGATCCAATAGAAAGATTTATTAGTGGTTACTGGCACTACTGGAGGCATTGGAATCACAATTTTGACAGGACAAAATATTTTGTAGATAATCGCCATCTGCCTTCTAAACTAGTAACTGAATACACATTTGATGTACATATGAATTTAGTAAAACAATATGATAATGTAAAACTTGCTGATTTTAAAAGAAATCCAGCATCGCCATTGGCACATGATTCTGCTTTCTTTCGACACTGTGTACACGATATTGGCGATGAATATACCGATGATATGGAAATAGTAAGACTAGGTACAAAAAGTAAGAATCCGTTTCTCAAGACATTATTAAGTACTACTAAATTTAATGCAAAAGACGGCCCAGGAAACCATTACAACTACCCAGATTTAGAAATAAGTGACGAACACTTAGAATACATACAAAATAAGTTTAAAAAAACAAAAGAAAGATTTGGATACGAATGATTATCGAAGCACCATACAAAACAAACGATACAATTACAATCAAAACAACCAGCGGCGACGAAGTTGTTGCACGTTTTGTTGAAGAAAACGACAAAACTATTACAGTTAGTAAGCCCCTTGCACTAATGGCAACACAGCAAGGAATGGGTCTAGCACCATTTGCATTTACTATTGCACAGGATGCAAAAGTACCGATAAATAAGAGTACAGTGATGTTTGTGTGCAAAACAGAACCAGAAATGGCCAAACAATATATGACTAGCACCACAGGCATTCAAATGGCCTA